TAACAAATGAATACTTCGAAGTTAAAACTAAGAAATACACAGGTCAACAATACTTATCACGTATCGCCGGTTTAATTTGCGGTACTCCTGCTACTATCGCTTGTACTTTCGCACCATTGCCAGAAGTTACAGGCGTAGAATTTGTAGATCGGGAAACACTAGATAGCCGTATTGATAACGGCGAATTTGTTGTATTCGATGACGGCGAAAAAATTAAAGTAGCGCGCGGCGTTAATTCTTATGTAACTACAGTACAAGATAAAGGCAAGTCTTTCAAAAAAATTAAGCTAGTAGAATTAATGGATATGGTACATGACGATATTAAGAAAACGGCAGAAGACAATTACTTAGGTAAATATGCTAACTCTTATGATAATCGTTGTTTACTTATTACAGCTATTAACGGCTACTTCTTAGAATTGGAAGCAGCTTCGCTAGCGGAAAAAGGTAAAAATAATTGTTCTATTGACGTAGAAGCGACTAAAGTTTATCTCATGAAGAATGGTCGCAAGACAAAAGAAGAATTAAAACAAATGAAAGAAATTGACATTAAGTACGAAAACATTGGCGATAATGTCTTCTTGACAGCGGAAATGTCTTTACTTGATGCTATTGAAACAATTAAATTGCCTATCCATATTTAATAAAAGGAATTAATACATATGCAAGATTATAAAGATTATCAAGTTATCAATGGTACTCATGGCGAAGTATGGGTTAATTCTCACTATCTAGCGGAAGTCATTTCCCTTAAAGCACAAGTAACATTAGATAAAACAGAAATCAAACACATTAAGCGCCTTACTAAAGGCTATAAAGTAATGAGTATGACGTGTAAAGGTTCTATCAAATTACACAAAGTAGATAGCTTCTTCTTAAAAGCTATGGTCGATGAAATTAAGGAAGGTAAACAACCAGTATTTACGATTGAATCCAAATTAAGAGACCCTAATTCCATTGGCGAAGAAAGAATTATTATCCGTGATGCTACTTTTGATACTCTTAACTTGATTGACTGGGAAGCCGGTAAGGTTGGGGAAGATTCCTATAATTTTACATTCTCAGAATTTGAAATCACAGAATCTATTTAGATTTTTTCAAAAGGGGCTTATTTTTATAAGCCTCTTTCTTTTTAATAAAAGATAAAGGAAATATATAACATGGCGGAAATTAACTTAGTAGATACTTTGTTATCTAAAGACATTGAAACTTTAACAGCTAGAGAAACTTCTACTTATGTAGTTGAATCTCTATCTAAAAAAGCTAATACAAACTTTGAAATCACATTACAAGCATTAACAGCTAAAGACTTTATGCGACTTCGTAAACAATGTAGTACTACCGATAAAAAAGGTAAAACTATTATGGACGAATCTAAATTCGCGGCGAATGTTCTATTAGAAGGTATTAAATCCCCGGACTTACACAATGAAGCACTTGTACGTCATTATAAAGTAGCTAATCCGGCAGAATTAGTATTATCTATGTTTACTGTAGGCGAAATTGGCGATATGGTAACTAAAATCAATGAGTTATCCGGCAATAATATCGAAGATGCAGAAGCCGTAGAAGAAGAAGTAAAAAACTAATAAACACCGATAGGAATGTACAAAATATGTACTTCTTATATCGTTATCATCATGTAATGCCTAGTACATATTTTACTATGCCTATTGGTGAAAAAATTATCGTTAATGCCTTTGTATCTTATGAAATAGAAAAACGAATCGAAGAAGCAGAATCGTTGAAAGGTAATTAATGGCTACAGTAATTGATGCAATTATTAAATTGCAAGACCAAATGTCAGACAAATTAGCGGCAGTAAATAGCAACTTGAAGAAGACAGATAGAATGGCTAAAGCAACAAGCAAAAGCATTTCTAATATGGGTAAAAACTTCGATAAAGCTGCTAGTAAACTACAGCCTTTTGCAATGGCAGCAGTCGGAACAGCTACATTAGCTATTAATGCTTTTGCAGATTTAGATACTAAACACCGCGCCATGCTTAATAAATTAGAAGTTGAAACGCGTAAAAGTACAGAGATCAGTAAGCAAGCATTTATAGATATGTCATTAGGCGTAGCAAAACCGGCAGAAGAATTAATAAATATAGCTAACTCTTTAGGCGGCGCTATTGACGGACTATCCGGGCAACAACTAAATAAAATGACAGAAGAAGTAGCTAAATTTGCCATTGCTACAGATACAGCTTCAGACGTTGCTTCTAATATGGTATCTAATACAGTCAATGCCTTTAAATTACCGGCTACAGAAGTACCTAAATTATTAGATGCTATTACAGCAGCTTCTAACTATTCTTCAGCAGATGTAGCGGACTTAGGCGAAGCACTTTCTAAATGTAGTACGGCTGCTGCCGGTGCGAATCAAAACGTATACGATATGTCCGCAGCCTTAGCCGTATTAGCTAATACTGGCGTAAAAGGTAGCGAAGCCGGTACCGGTTTAGCTAACATATTTGAAAGAATGGCGAATCCGGCGAATGTAGAAAACCTTACTAAAATAGGCGTTGCAGTATTTGACGCACAGGGTAAAATGCGTAGTTTAGTCGATATCGCAGCCGATTTTAATGAAAAAACTAAAGGTATGTCCGATAGTGAAAAACAATTTATTTCATTACAAACATTTGGTGGTATAGGCGCGCGTGCATTTAACCAATTAGCACAAAACGCAGAAGCCTATAGGAAACAACAACAACAAATTACAGATAGTCAAGGCGCTATGAATCAAGCCTATGAAGAAATGAATCAATCATTAGGCGCTAATTTACAACTAGCAAAAAATAGCGGTATGGCTATCCTATATAAAATTGGTGAGAAACTAGCACCACAGGTAAAAGAAATTACAGATTATATTGTAGATCTATCTAAAAAAATATCCCGTGCAGATGACGGTACATTAGACTGGGTTATTTCTATAGGTAAAGTAGTAGTAGGATTATTCGCCTTCTTTAAAGCTGCTAGTACTACTATGTCTATCGTATCGACTATCGCCGCTAATATGAAAACATTACGCGCAGTATTTAGCATTATTCAAATAGCAGCTAGCGGACTATTTAAAGTTTTGATTATCGGTATTCGTGCTGTTGCTACTGCATTTCTAACTAATCCTATAGGGTTAGCAATTACAGCTATTATTGTTGTATTGATGCTACTTTATTACAACTGGGATACAGTTAAAGACTATTTAATAGCCGGTTGGAATATGCTTAAAAATGCTATTAATTCCGTTGTAAATTGGTTTAATGGTACTTTAGTACCCGCCTGGAATGACGGAATAAATGCTATCGGAAACTTCTTTAATAATTTATGGGAAGGTATTAAATCCGGTGTATCTGGCGCAGTATCTTTTATTAAAGAAGGTATTAATACAATTATTAGCGCTTTAAATGGTATTTCTTTCCACATTCCGGACTGGGTTCCAAATTGGGGCGGTAAAGATTTTAGTTTAAATATTCCTTTATTGTTTACTGGTACAGAAAACTGGAAAGGCGGTTTAGCTAAAATCCACGACCAAGGCGGCGAAATTATAGACCTTCCTTCCGGTACAAGAGTTATGCCACATGATAAAAGCGTTAAGGAAGCCCGTGAAATGGGTAGAAAAGAAGGCGCTGTTAATAATAGAACCAATAATTCTATTAATATTAATAAACTGGCAGATTCTATCGTAGTACGGGAAGAAGCAGATATAGATAAAATCATTTCCGGCTTAGTCGAAAAGTTACAAGTACACGCAATTAATACTATGGAAGGGGCTGTATAATATGTCATTATTCACGGCTAGCACAATAGAAACTATTGTTAATAAAGGGCTATCGCAGCTATTCAATAAAAATATACTAGCTAATACAGCCGAAGACGGACAAATTATTTTAACTGGTAAAACTGGTAGTATTACCCTACCAGTTCCGCCGCCTTCTTATTCTGTAAAAGTAGCGAATAACAATAGTATTGTTAATATCCAGTCTTTGGGCGATATTAACATGATAGGAAAAACCGGACTACAGAAAATATCTTTTTCTACATTCTTACCAGGTATAGACAATACTTTATATAAAGCAGTCGATACAGCAGAATACATAAAAAAGATAAATTCTCTCCGGACATCTGATACATATTGTCATATAACCATTGTAGGTACAAATGTAGATTTAGATGTTACGATTGATTCTTTTGATTATGAAGATGCTTCCCCCGTAGGTGATATAGATATTTCTTTATCTCTTACTGAATATAAACATATAGGGGATTCAAATAAACAAGTCGAGAATAAGACGGGATTAAATCAACGTAAAATTACAGCCCTAGATAAGGTAAAAGCTAACTTAGTATATAGAAAAGGTGATACGCCATTAACCTTCTTAAATCGTGCATTATCTAAAACAGATAACCGCGGTTTAGACGTAAACCAATCTAAATACTTATCGTATGCCAAAAACCTTATTAAAGCAGCTAGTAAACAGAAAGTATCTTTTAATCCAGGAGATCTAATAAACATTAGAAAAAACAATGACAATTCTTTATCCGCAGTAGTCAATAATAAAGAATTCCAACTTAAAGAATCTACTTCTAAATTTAATAGTCCGCCTAAGGTGAAATCATGAGTACATTTAAATTCTTTATCAATGATAAAGACCTAACTAATTATATTATCTCTTTCACCTGGTCGGGCGATAATCAAGAAGCAGCTAGAAAACTAGAATTTACTATAGCGTTTAATAATGTTACTAAGGACAGTACCTTTGTTAATCCACGTATAGAAATTGGCGATACTGTAACAGTTAAATACATTGAAGAAGTATCGTCCTTAGAATCAAAAGAAATCACTCTATTTAAAGGTAAAATCTGGGTACATAATCGCAATACACAGGGTTATGACAAAACCTTTACAGCCTACGATAATTTAATTTATCTTGCGAAGTCTAAGCTAAACAAAAAATTTAAAGATACTACTGTACTTGATGTTTTAAAACAAGTGGCGAATGAATGGGGCTATAACATTATTCTTGATGAAGGCGTTGTACTTGATGCTAAAGGTGATTTTATCGCCGATAGTATGACGGCTACAGAGATATTTAAAAAAGCCCTTGATATTCAATCTACAAAGGACAATAAAAAGTATTCTGTAATGGCTATAGACGAAAACAATAATATTGTTATTGGCAACAATGGCACAAAACATATAGCCAATTTTTCACTTACAGATAAAACCAATATTATTAGTTCCAGTCATGGCGAATCTATCGAGAATCTTGTATCGCTTGTATATATTGCAGATAATAACGGCGATACTTCTTCCGATAGAGTAGTAAAAGGCGACTGGGCTTACGATAAGTTTGGTAAAATCATTGATATATATAAACCAGATGAAAAAGTAGATACTAGAACAGCAGCTACTAAATTACTACACAGCGTAGATATTGACGCCAGTTTAGATGCAATAGGTAATGTTTATTGTGTAGCCGGTAAGTCAATAGAAATACAAGAAGAAAACCTAAAAGGGAAATTCTTTATAAAATCAGATAGTCATTCATTCAGTAATGGACAGCATACAATGACTTTAACTTTAGACTTTACGCAAGTAGTAACTTAATTATCTATTAAAAGAAAGATAATATATCATGAATGAAACTCCCGAATCTCAATTATTAGGTATTTTAAATGGCGTAGCTAAAAATAACCAACCCGAAACAATCCAAATAGGTAAGGTATTAGCGCCGCCGCCTAATATTAAAGTACAATACAAAGACTTTATTTTAGAAAAAGAAGACGTATGGATTAGCGAATATCTATTAATTGGCTATGAAAGGACTGCTAAAGGCGTTATCGTATCTGAAACGCAGCCACGTTCTGGCGGTGGTGGATATTCTTTATTTGCTTCACATACGCATGAAATTAATAATCCCTACACAGATAACATTATCTATACTGATACCTTAAAGCCTGGCGAATATGTATCTATTATGCCAATTCAACAAGTAGAAGGCACTACACAGCAATATATTATTTTAGACAAAATAGTACATTTATAAGAAAGGTAATGTATGGCTAATCCATTTATCAATAGTACAGTTAATACTACTGTATCAACAAATAAACTACCATAC